CATTTTTCATTAGTTGAAGCGACTATTGAGTTAATGAAAGCTGCTTTGAAAGATGAGCAGAATGAATACTTTTCTTTGATTAGTGATTCTCATTTGCCGTTATACAGCCTTAATGACACGGTCAAGCTGATTAAAGATCGTTACACAACACTAACTTTCTCAAAGCATTTTAGTTTTCACACCAAAGTTAAGAGCCAATTGACTTTTAGAGAGGGAATTAAAGGTTTTAAATTTGACGAATACAATGCTGTATGTCAGTTCTTTAGCTTCAGGAGAGAGGATGCAATCAAGTTTGTAAAAACATTTGATCACTGGTCTCAATACTTTGTGAAGAATAAGGTTATCTTTGCTGATGAATTTTATTTTTGGGGTATTGCAAAAGAACTTGGAATGAATTTTAATATGGGCCAAGCGACAACTTATTCTGATTGGAGTATAAGGAAAATGCCTGATGGAAAGATAGACAGAAACCCAAAAGTGCTTAATACTTTTAATTCTTATTGGCTCCATAAGATGAGGAGTGAGGGATTCTTGTATGTTAGAAAGGCTATGCCTAAAACTTTAGTCACAACAAAATTATTTTAGTTTAAAAAAATGAAAAACACAGTAGAATTATTAGGGCATTATGGGTCAGATGAAGTCATCGCCTGTTCTGCATGGACATCCACCAGTAGAAAACTAGATGAAAAGAAGCGAAAGAGAATTCCGAAGCTCATCGACATGCTTTGGAGCGAGGGACACGAAACACCCTTTGAGAAGGGTAGCGTCCACTTTCTTGTGGATTGCGATATCGCCTCTCATATTCATCTACTTAAGCATAGAATATCTTCTCTCAACGCTGAGAGCGCGAGATACAAAGAGCTGAAAGAAGATAAAATTTTTGTCCCTGATGATTGGTCAGAGGCATGGCAGAATGAATTGATGCTGTATGCTGCTCATGGCAATAAGCTTTATCATGAATGCATAGAGGCTCTTGAGTCTAGATTGGGACGGAAACGTGCAAAAGAATCCGCTCGTTTCTTCAAGACTTACAATAGCAGGATCCAAGCTGATGTTCAATTCAACATGAGGTCGTTTGCAAACTTCCTCAAACTCAGGAATAGCGAACACGCTCAGAAAGAAATCAGAGAAATTGCTCAAAATATGCTTGACCTAGTTAAGAATATAAAGGATGATCCTTTTAAACACACCTTAAATAGTTGGGGTTATTAAATTATGAGAAAGAACAGAAGAACTCTAAAGGGTAAATTAAAAGATTTTATTTCAAGAGTTAAAATCTCCATGTTTGGTGGAAGATCAGATCTTGATATTGATAAAATTCTAAACCCTCCAAGCTGGAGAGAAAGACAGGTTCAGAATCAAAAGATCGAAGAGGATTTTGGAAAAAACCTCAAGGCGAAAGGTAAAGAAGCCCATTGGTCTGATAAGTATGATAAAGACTTTAAGAAAATGGAAAAAGAAGTAGTAAGGGCAAGAGAAAATGGATAAAAATGAATTAGTTTGTACTTTAGTTGTTATTTTTGTTTTTGTTATCTTGGGTTATTTGGGATTCTTTGATAAGTTTTTTGAAATGCTTGAAGTGTTTTAGGAATTTTGGCTCTGTGGCGGAATTGGTAGACGCTGCGGATTTAAAATCCGTTGATCCTAGATCGTGAGGGTTCGATCCCCTCCAGAGCTACCACCTTGTGCGCTTGTAACTCAGCGGTTAGAGTTGGGGTCTCATAAACCCTTGGTCACTGGTTCGAATCCAGTCGGGCGCACCATTTTTTATTAGATAAATATAAACCCATACATATAATTAATTATGAACAAAGACTCATTGCCTAAAATTATTTCCGACTTAAATGGCATCATTGATGATTTAAAATTGATTTTAAATGAAACTGTAGAAACTAGTGCGGAAACCTCCGCCGAATATACAAGCAGTGAGACCTCTGCTGAATACACCTCTGCTGAGACTAGCGCGGAGTATACGAGTGCAGAGACTTCTGCGGAGTACAGTAGCGCGGAGACCAGTGCGGAGACCAGTGCGGAGACCAGTGCGGAGTATTCCAGTGCGGAGACTAAACCTAAAAGTTTTTTTTTGGATTCCTCCAAGCATTCTTGGCCAAACTTCAAATATCTAAGCGGTGAGGTTCATGGCAACTTGACTAAAACCAGAACTATGGCATTAGACGATTTTGATGTCATCCATTCTTTTGGTTATAAGTCTAACATGTATATCAAGACTGATACAGTGCTTGATAACATTTATAGAGAAGATAAGGGTCTCAAAAGTGCTGCTGATATGTATAAGGGATATATCGGTACTGTAGATGCTTCTGATGGCAATACTTATTTTTGCCCTGCTTATTCAACTTCTATTGGCATTCTTGAAAGGAAGACTGGCGCGATAAGGACAGAGCAGAAATGGAACATTACTCCACAGGTACGTTCTGGGGCAGAGGGAGCTAATGGTATCATTTACATGCCATCTTATACTAAAACTTTACAGATTTATACTTATAATATCAAAACAGGAGAAGCAGGATCGTTCACTCCGCCACAAACAGGATTCTTTGGCCATATTTGGGGAGCAGCAGCAGATAAAGAAGGTAATATTTACATGCCTCCAGCTTTAAGCAAAAAGATTCTTAAGATTGACAAGTTTGGTGATGCTTCCTTATTGGAAGGTAAGCCTGTTACTTCTGGAGCTTTTGGATTTGATGTCAAATATGTTGGGGCTACTTATGTAGAGGATGTTAATAAAGTATTCTGCTTACCTAGATGCGGTAAAAAGATTTTGGTTATAAACTGTGCTGATGATAGCTACGAAGAAATTGATTTGCCAGCAGATTATCTTGCAGTAGCTAATAAAAATAAAAATTTCCACGGCTTTCTCGCTCCTGATGGTTGGCTTTACAGTGCATTCTGGGCCGACACTAAGTGCTTCCGAATCAATCCTCATACTTATGAGATCCAATGGAGAGATTATAGTACTTATTTCATGGATGGTAAATCCAGTGTTGAAGAGGGATCTGGAATTCAAAACTTGGGTACTGGGTTTTCTACTTGTGCCAAAGTTGTGGGCAATGATGTTTATCTTGGTTTGGCTGGGACATCTAGAGCTATCAAGCTTGAATTTTAATGAAATACTATAGTTTAAAATACTATTTAATGGAGGATAAGGGTGCTGAATATAAAGAGATACCCAATTTCCCTTCTTTTGACTACGAAAAAGACGCGATAAAGTATTGGGACAATTACAAAAAAGTAAATTTTGTTTATTATACTGATGTAGTTGTGGTCAGGAGAGAGATAAGTAGTTTGCTAATCAAGAGTTTATAAGAAAGTTAAACTTTTTCTGATTTAGCTCTTGACGAAAGAGTTAAAATGTCTTAATCTAAGATTATTGCTTATGAAAACTAAATTATTCCTAGCTACATCACTACCGCTTTGGGCGCTGGCAACTTGGAGCTGCTTTAGAAGTCCTGAAGTCAAAACAATCACAGAAGAAAAGATTGTTTATCCAGAAAAGGTCGAAGCATGTGTCTCTCTTACCAAGTTTCAATTAGAAAAGATGTTGAGCAATTTCAATGAGGATGATCATCCTTCAGAAATGATGCGGTTCAAGAGCCTTGTCAAACGTGATGGTAATGGTTGGAGAATCTCTTCTACTCATCTAGCCAAAGGTGCAGAGAAGTATCCGCTTCCAGAAGGTAAGTTCTTTGTTGTTGATGCTTCATTTATTGATTATCATGGTGAGTTCAAAGATTGTATTGATTACGCTGACAATTACAAAGAGCATCACGAATACATTGTAGTATCAGCAAAATGAAATTGACTTTATTACCTTTTGTTTTTCTCTGTAGTTGTACGACAAAGAAGTTAAAAGAAGATCCTGCTTGTATTTTTGATGACTATATGTTTATGGCCCCAAAAGTATCGGAGGAGAAAGTTTTTAATGATTTGCTCTTGCAAGATATAGTAGAGAATTTAGAATTCTATACAGACGAAGAAATTATAAGTATTATTTGTGAATGAATCCTGTTGACACTATTGTCTGTATCTACTCTTCCTGTGAACACTTAGAGGAGGCAAAAAAACTAAGGGATGATTTAATTCTGCCGAATTCTAAGTTTATAATTTTTCTTTCGAGAGATTATGAAGGCGACGAGTCTGAAGGGTTGGTTAAGTTGGATGTTAGTGAGGGTTATGAGCTTTTATCTATAAAGACTTATAAGATGTTTGAATATATCCATAAGTCAGGTATTGAATTTAATAAAATTTATAAAATAGATGTCCCTCAAGGTTCGGAGAATATAGATGATGTAAAAGAAAAATTCTTTGGTGATTCAGTTGATATTAAAGATCATTACTTTGGCAATGATTGGTATAGGGCTAGTGAAGAGTCAACCCTTTCTTGGTTCAAAACGAAAGGGATGTCAATAAAAGGTGGTAGTTGGTGGCTTCTGAGTAATGAAATGTATACTTATTACTTTAGTGGGAAGTTTTATGGTTTGAGTAAAGACTTCTTCGACTTCTTTATTAATGATAACACTACAAAAGGTTTATGTAACCTAATGGTGAGAGATTGGGGCGGGTGTGAAGATATGGTTGTTGGTATACTTTACCAAAAGTTTTTAAAACATGATCAATAAAACTAAAAAATTTGTCTTCATACATGTGCCTAAATGTGGGGGTACATCAGTCACGAAATGTAATCACTTTAATTGTTGGCGGGGTAACGCTCATTTAACTTTGGAAGATTACCACAAAGCACTGTTTAATTCCAACTCTTATAAATATTACTCTATAGTGAGGAATCCTTGGTCTCGCATACTAAGTGTATACACTTATTGGAAACGCATGGACTCTAGTCATAAAAACTATATTTGGGCTAAAGCTGCGTGTAGGGCTGTGCAGGATAATAATATGAGTTTTAAAGAGTTTATTTCTAAGTTACTAGAACCTAAAATTTACTTTCATAAAGTAAATCAGCCTGATGTGGAAATGCCTCATTTGAAAACACAATACAGTTTTTTAAATGTTGGAGGAAAATTCAAAATGGATTTTGTTGGCAAAATTGAGAACTTACAGAATGATTTTGATTTTATCTGTGATCAAATAGGAATATCAAGACAGAAACTTCCTCATTTAAATAAAAGTGAGCATGTTGCATACACAGATTACTATGATGATGAGGCTATAGAAATTATTGATCATTTGTACAAGAATGATATAGAACACTTCAACTATAATTTCGGAGATTAAATGATTAGTCATAAAGACAAATTTATATTTATACACATACCTAAATGTGGCGGCACTTCGATAGAGAGGTTTATTTTATCTCATTATGGGGTATCTCATGATTGGACAAGAAAATACCCTCTGGAGTCATTGCCTATGAAAGTCAGATCTGAATTTAGCATTGGATTTGAGCGGCAACAGCACATGTCTTTAAGTAATTTCGCCTTAGAAAAACAAAAAGAATATTTTTCCTTTGCTTTTGTGAGGAACCCTTGGGATAGGATTATGTCTTCTTACTTGTATTCTAAGAGGCTTGGTTATAAATTCACTTTTAAATCTTTTTTTAATTCCCCCATATTCGCAAATCATTGCAAAACACAATGTTCTTTCCTTAACAAGAATATAGATTTTATAGGTAGGTTTGAGAATCTACAAGAAGACTTTGATATAATTTGTGGGAAGTTGAGGCTTAAAGTTAAGAAATTACCGCATGAGAATAAAACCATTCATGGTCATTACACAGAATGGTATACTAATGAAGATAAAAAGCTGGTTCAAGATAAATATTCCGAAGATATTGAGGCTTTTAATTATAAATTTGGAGAATAAATGAAGACTTACACATACGACAGTAAGATTATTGGGCCTGACGGGTATCAGGAGCTTATGGTGGCGGTTTTAAATGATAAAGGGAATCCCATTGATTCTTGTTGTTATAAGTTGGATTCTCCAGAAATTCATGATCTTATGACTGCTGAAACAGGAGCGCATGAGTTCGGCATAAACGGTTGGGATTTAGATCCAGCGGATCAATATAGAGGCTACGCCATGAAGAAATGAATAATATATTTGTTACAGGCTCTTCTGGTTATATAGGTTCTCATCTTTTAAAGATGATAAATGATCGTTTGTTGACTGATGTTTGTGGTTTAGATAAAGAAAACCCAGATAAAATCTACCCTGATAAATTTTATTATGGAGATATCAGGGATGGTAAGCATTTAAAATATAAGCAATCTTTTGATTGTGTGGTTCATTTGGCTGCTGAAATGAGAGTTGGAGAATCGGTAAAAGATCCAATTCTATATTATGAAACTAATGTCTTTGGCACTTTAAATGTTTTGAGAAACATAAAAACTAAACATTTTATCTTTGCTTCGACTGGGGCAGCGGAAGGATTAGCTTCTCCTTATGGTATTTCCAAAAAATCAGCAGAAGAAATTGTTATTCAATACTGCCTAGAAAATAATATTCAATATACAATCTTTAGATTCTACAATGTCGTTGGGTCAGATGGCATACCTATTAAAAATCCAGATGGTTTATTTTACAATCTTTTAAAATCAAAAGACACAGGTGTATTTACAATTTTTGGGAATGATTATGATACTAAAGATGGAACCTGTGTTAGGGACTACGTGCATGTGAATGAAATTTGCGAATCAATTATCTTGTCGATGAATAAACCTGCTAATGGGATAGAGAATTTAGGGCATGGGAAAGGAACTTCTGTATTGGATATGTTTAATGTTTTTAAAAAAGTAAATAATCTGGACATATCTTTAGAATATGCCCCCCGTAGAGAAGGGGATATGCCAATAAGTGTTTTGGGTAATAAGGGTAATTATATAAAAAACGAGTATAATTTAGAGGACTTGCTCAAGACCAAGAATATCGAGGCTATGCCATAAAGAAATGAATTATGGATGATTGCCAGTTAGATTTTTTTGAAAACTACAATTCTTTGGATCCAAAGAGTGAGACTAGAATATGTATAAAATGTAAGAAAGAGAAGCCTTTAGATTATTTTAGATCTCGCGATAGAGGATCCTTCAGAAGAACTGAGTGTCGGAAATGTGAGCTTAAGCTACAAAAAGAAAGAAAACGCTTGAGGGAAATTACCCCCCCTCCTCCTGATGATTACATTTGCCCCATTTGTAGAAAAGAAGAAAAAGAGCTTTTGGGGAGAGGGGGCAAGAATAATGGTGCTTGGGTTAATGATCACGATCATGAAACGGGCGAGTTCCGAGGTTATTTGTGTCACTCATGCAATAGAAACATAGGAGGCTTTAATGATAGTATAGAATCTTTAGAAAGAGCTATTAAATACCTTAAAAAAAATGATTAAAAATATAATTAACCTGTTGTCTAAAATCTTTAGAAGAAAATCCTTGCACAAAGACTCATTTGACGTTAATATTAAGTCACAAGATAAGTTGAAAGAGGTTTTTGGTGTTGATAAGGATATGGAGTATGCAGATTTCTCAGCTCAGACAAAAGAGAAGAGGGATCAATTAAAAAAGCTTCTTGAAACTATCTCAAAAGACCCAGATCGACTGTGATATTTCCAAATATGGGATAACATATTTAATCTTTGCAAAATTTTTAAATTTTTATTAAAAAAACTAATCAATTTCTGCGATCAATAAAAAAATATTTTAAAATAATTAATAAATGAAAATAAAACTTGAGCCAGATGAAATCACAGTTTGTCAGATGCTTGGTAGGATGCGCTCGCTAATCGCAAGAAATTCAGGCGTGAAAGATGCTAAGATCGGCAAGCAAGATGGTGCAGAGGCTGACGTTCTTGGTGTGATGGCTGAATACGCATTCTCAAAAAGATTTAATACTTTTCCAGATTTAGGCTTAACTCCACGTAGCGGAAGTGCTGATGGCGTTCTCAACGGCAAACGTTACGATATTAAGTCCACTACCTATAAGACTGGAAGGCTTCTCTCCACCATGAAGGTGAATCCAGATGTAGACATATATGTATTGGGTATTGTAGAGAATAATGAAATAGATTTTGTTGGTTGGGTATCTAAAGAGGATTTAATCAAAGAAGAAAATATTGTGAATTTGGGGCATGGGAAAGGTTATGCTCTGACTCAAGATAAATTAAATACTTTTAAGTAGTATATGAAGAGGGTATTTGAGAATTTCACTATTTTAATTGGTTCGATTATCATTGGCATTCCCCTTGGTTTGGTTGTTGGTTTAATCTGTTGGTTCAGGTTCCCTTATCAAGTATACCTAGAGGCTAGAGTCAAGTTAGCTAATAGAAGAATAGAAGAAGCAGTAGAATTCATCGAACAACACAAAAAAGAAAACTCTATTGAAGGAATGTGGGAAAGACACATAGAAAGAATGGAATCAAAACAAAAAAATTATGACAATTGAAGAAGTTATAACCATGTTGGAAGAGACTACTAATAGTCTCAAGGATACACTAAGAAAGAAAAGCTCCGATTATACAGGTGGAGAAGGTAGTAAAGATCCATTTGCAAATTTTAAAGCGACTGAAACTCTTGATGTAGATCCTGTAATTGGGGTGATGATTAGAATCATGGATAAGATTCAAAGAATTAGATCTTTTGTTTATGATGGTAAGCTGAAGGTCTCCAACGAGAGTGTTTATGATGCCTTCGATGATATCATTGGATACACCATCCTAGCCAAAGCAATGACCCAAGAGAAGCGTGGTAAGAATTTAAATTAAAAAAAATCAAAAAAAGCCTTGCATTGGGGTGTTCGTTGATCCATAATGACCTCGTTATGGAATTCGAACACCCCATTTTTAATACACCCGAAGAGTATGAAGAGTATCACCAGATCATGGCTGAGTTAGCGGAGGAGGCAGAGAGGAATGCTCCTGATCCTCGCCCTCAAGATCTTGGTCTGAATAATAATTCATATTTTAATCAAAAAAATGTTGACACCCGCAAAGTCCAAGCTTAATCTACCAACAGTTATGAGTAATACACCAAAACGAGGTCGTGGTCGTCCTAAAGGTTCGACCAGTTTCATCAGCATCAAACTCGCTGATCTTGTCAACAACCTTGGCTTGAATGCTAAGGTCTCTGTTAGTAAGAGATGGCTAGAGGGTATCGGTTTCGAGATTGAGGAATCTCCAGCCCCAGCTCCAGCTCCAGCTCCAG